AGCGAAAGGATGCTGGCTGTATAGTATTCTCCATGACGACCAATCCTTTCTGTGGCTCTGGACATTTTATTCTGTCATTGATTGTTCTACTACAGGTACTAATGGTTGTGCTGCTATTGCGCTAACAGGTACGTCTGGAAGTTTAGGAATAAATTGTAAAAACTTCCTCATAAAAGTTTCTTTTTTATCCTTTCCGCCCTTAATAGCATCTCTTAACATACTTTTATTTATTGGCTGTGCTAAAAATTGATTAAATAGTCTTAAAAATCCTGCTCCAGCTAGGGAAGCAAAAAAACCACCACCAGACAATGATAGTCCTGTTCCACCAATTATTGCGGTAGGCCCTAAATTGCTTGCAGCTCTTAAAGCAGCAGATCTAACTATAAATGTATTTACATCAGGAACAGCTTCAGGAAATTCTTTTAACACGCTCATAAATTTATATAAATCATCAAGCTCAACGGCTTTCATTTCTAATCTGCCTGTTACTGGATTTCTAACTGCTGATTTATAATTTTTAAGAAGATTTTTAGTAGCTTGATAATTTTTGCTTTTAATATTATCAAAACCTAATTCTTTAAATAAACCATTAAAATCTCTTTTTTCTCCTCTATAATATTTTGTAAATACATCGTCTAAATAGTTGGCTGCTAAAATATTCATTTGCCTATTACCAACTAATGTTCTTAGCTCATTTACCGCTCCTGGTGATTTAGCATCACTAAAAGTTTTTTTGTATAAATCTTCTATTCTAGTAGAAGGTGGTCTACCAAAACCAGGTCTTAAAGCTCCTCTTGTTAATGCTTTTTGAAATTCTTTACCTGTCTTACCTTCAACCAATGTCATGTATTCTTTAAATAGTCTATCTCCTGCTGTGTAAAGTCTGCCATGAATTGTTTGAGGATCTCTAAGTTGTTGTTTCATTTGTTCTCGCATAGCTGTTACAGCTTTAAAAGCAGCATTGTTTGGAGCTTGTGATTTTGCAGGATCGTATTTTTTAGATAAATCTCCTAACCTTTCATCAAGAGCTTTAATATCATCAAAATTTAAATTTGGTTTTACTATGTCTGCTCCTTTTCTTTTTGAAGCTCCAATTAAAGCATCTTGTCCATATAAATTTATATCTAACATTAAATCTTCTACATCTTTTGGAATTTTTGCAAATTTACTTTCTCGTCTTTCTCTTAATGCAGCAGCTCTTACAGGTGCTATATCAAAAAAGTCGCCTTGTTTTTTTGCTTGTTGTTCCGCTCTTTTATAAACAGATTTATATGAACTGCGCCAATCTTTAAAAGATTCCATTCCAACATCTTTAATTATTTTTGATCTTTCAACCTCTGTTAAAGGTTGTATTTTTGCTGTTGGAGCTATTCTTGTGTCTAAGGCTTTATCAACCGCTTGAAAAGTTTCTAATAATTGTTTTTGTCCTGGCCCACCAACTATAGGCATACGACTTACTGCTGTGTACATACCTCTGGTGAAAGGCGAAGAACTTGCTTGCCCTAAAGACAAAGGAACTCCTTCTTCTGCTAATGTTTTAGCATTTTCTAATGCTTCATCTGTAAGACCTAAAGCTCGTTCTGCTAAATTAACTCTAGCTTCTCCATCTGGGCCTGTTCTTTTTAAAGATTCTTTTGCGGATTTGTATTTGTCTACAGTTTTTGTAACAAGTGGTTTTAATGCTTTACCAGCTACAGGAGCTGCTAAAGTTAAAGCAGCATCAATAGTTCCTGTTGTAACAGCATCTTTTACTCTTTCTTCTGTTGAAGGAGAAGGCATATCTGGCGCAATTAAATCACCAAGAAAATCTACAGCTACAGATGTAGCTCCAGATAAAGTTCCTGCACCTGCTGCTGCACCTACAGGGCCACCGAGAACAAAACCACCAACAGCTCCTGCTGTTCCACCTATTATTTCTAAAGTATTTTCAGCCCATTTTGGTATTCTTCCAGGATAATCGTTTTCATCAACAAGTCCTAATTGAATACCAGCATTTCTAGTTTTAGCATAATAAGTTTTTGCATCAATTTTGCCTGCTTTTAATAATCTGCTGCCATCAAGTTTTAATTGATTAAAAATAGCTCTATTAGTTTCTTCGCTTTCAGCTTTTTTTAAAATTTCTTGTACCATTTTTTATTTAGGTATTTGTGAAATAATCATCAAAGCTACCAGGTTGTGATGTTTCTGGCACTTGTTGTGATGGCTCAAGAGTTGTTCTTCTTTTTGGCAAACTAGATAAACCAATTGTTATGTCATTTATTAATTGCGTTGATTGTTTGTATTCATTCTGTAATTTTTGTAATTCTACCCCTTTAAATAAACCAGATTTTATATTTGATTCTAATTCTTCAGCTCCTTGTTTTAAAACTCTTTGTATTTCTCTGTATTGATTTGCTGCTTCAGACTCACTTATAAATCCAGAAGTCGGCAATAATTGATCTACTCTTTGGCTTATATAAACACTTGGTCTGCCAGAATACTCGCTTACAAATCTTTCTCTTAATCTTTCATTTAAAACATTTTTTGCTCTAGTCGCTTCGCTTGTTTCTGGCGCAAGAGTTCCAACAAAAGGGCCAAGAGCAACATTTATACCTTGTTGTAAGTAGTCAGCACCGCCAAAGGCTTCTTCTAAATTTTCTAATCCTTCTGAGGGCATAGCACTTTCTCTAGCTTCTTGTTGTAGTTGTTCTATAGATTTGTCTGCTTTTTGTTGTGATGTAAATTCTGCAATATCACTCAAAGGAACTCCAGCTAAGTAAAAAGAATATTGTTCTGGCGTTAAATATTGTTGTAAAGTTTGTTGCGTTTGAATTTGTTGTTGTCTTTGCCTTTCCTCTGCTTGTTGTTGTCTTAAAATTTGTCCTCTCTGTAAAGCACGACCAGCAACATCTCTACCAGCAAACGCATCGCTTAGAGCAGCTAACATATACCCAATTCTTTGATTTCTATTAGATATGGGTTGTTGCATAGTCTGCGATTGCGTGTTGTTTGACATACCAAATAAATTATTTGCAACATTTGGTTGTTGTTGTGGTGTATTTAAAAAGCCAGTATAAGGTTCGTTTGAAACAGGCATAACCATATTTTCTTGGCTTGGCGCATTAGCTAATAAAGATTCTGTATTATTAATTGGTTGGTTTATATTGCGCCTTGACTGTATTCTTGCAAGACTTCCAGTAGATTGTCTTTGATTCATTAAATCAAAAGCATCTAAAAGATTTACTCCTTCATTTAATGGCGTTCTTCTTACTTCTTTTTTAGCCATAATTAATAACCGCCACCACCGCTACCACCAACTAACCCACCTGAAAAAGCTGCTGCTGTTAAGCCTGCACCAGCAGCTAAAATATCGCCCAAGCCAGTTTCTTTCTGCGCTCTTTGTCCAATAACCGCAGGAGATATACCACCTGCTGCGGTGCTTAATAAACCTAATTGATAAGCAGGGAAACCAAGTTCTCTTTCAAACTCAGCTCGTTGTGCTTGTAATCTAGCTTGTTCTAATGCTTGTTGTTGTCCACCGATACCAGATAATAAACCAAGTGTACGATATTGTTCGCCTAATTGACCGCCTAATAAACCAGCTTGTTGTTGTCTAGCTCTTAATTCTAATTCTGCTTGATTCATTGCTGCTTGTTGCCTACGAGCTGCATCTCTTTCAGCCATGCCTAACGCTTGACCAAAACCTGCTGAACGTAAGCCAGCAATTGTTTGTGCTGCTTCTTCAGCAAATGGTCTAGTAGCTTCTGCTTCTAAAATAGCAGAACGACTACCACCAAACGCACCAGCTCTAATTGCTCTGGATTGCGCTCTTTGTTGTTCTATGTCTTGTCGTCTTTGAATGTCTGCTAATGCAGGTTCTAAAACTTGTTCTGTGTAAGGATCTTGATAGCGAGCTATGTCTATATCCAATAAAGATGCTGGTGCAACAGTAGGCGTTTCTCGTCTTGCCAAACCAGCTAAAGCGCTTCTAGGATCAAGAGCCATAGCTTGACCGAATAATCCTCTAGTTGCTTGCATAGCTTGCATTTGGTCTGGTGTAAAACCAGCAACCATTTCGCCTGTGTATGGTTGAAAAGGTATATCAGCAGCTTCTAATCCTCGCCTAGATGCTTCTGCATAAAGATCTTGTAGATAATCAGGTACTTCTGCTGTTTGTGTTGTTGCGCCTTTACTCATAATTCTTTTCTAATCATATACTCTCGTTCAAAGCCGAGATGTTCAATCTTACGAAGCCAACCTTTACGACCACCACCATATAATCTTTTTATACCAATGGCTTTAGCAAAAGTTTCAATAGAAGCTAAGATTGCTTCTAGTTCTTCGTATTTGCCACCACAAAATAATAAATTCATTACTTTGTGCTGTGGATAAGTAACAATCTCAGTTATAAAGGCTGATTCCTTACCTGGCCACAGATGGAAAAATCCATGTCTTATTTTATCTTCTATGTCGTCTATTGTATAGGAATCTTGATGTTTTAGAGCAGGCTCAATAAATTGCTTGCAATAATCCCATTGCAGTTCCCAATCTTCTTTTTTAATCACCCTTTGCATATTCAATAATACTAATAACCAAATCTATATTTGCATGATTAACTTGTGCTTTGACAATCTCGCCTTGCGTTAAAATAAGACCTGCATTGACTACTAATTCTTCTGTGCCATGTGCAGATATGTTATGTTGTTTAAATATAAAAAACTCATTAGAGCTGGTATCAGTTATTGATATGTCTAAATTGGTTTGTTGGTTGCCATGATCGCAAGCAAATATGCCTTCTATTACAGCAAAATCAAAATCATCACCGCTTGGCGCAGTATAAATAGTTTGTTGAGTAGTTGCTGAAAAAGAATGTTTTGCGCTTACTGCTCTTTGGATATATTGTGCCTTAGACTCAAAATCCATTATCTACGACCTCTAGGTTGCACATCCAATCTAATCTTGCCAACTTGAAAGTCTTGCGTAACATCGCCTTCTATTTTCATCTGCACTTGTCTAGCAGAAAATCTAGCATCGGTATAACCATCAGCGTTGAAAGAAAAACTACCAAAGTCTGTTTCTGTACCCAGTGGTGTAAAACGACCAGTAAAACTTAAAGTTATTGCTGGTAAAGTTGTAGTTTCTTCATCAGGTAAGATTTGATTTACTTGTGCAACACGATCTCCATTACCTATTTCCAATGGGCCTGTAAGACAAAAAGGCTTTCTTGTTCCCAATCCTGGTGAATTAAACAAAGCTCTTTTGTCGTGTTCATAAACAAAGCCACTAGAATCACAAGCAATCGGATTTGCAAAAACACCTTGATCTATCCAACAACCTCTATCAAGTTCACCAATAGACCAAACATTATCTAAGTAATTCCAAATGATATATTTATTTGGTGTTAGTTGGTCTACATCTCCTACTGGGAAAAACCACCAGATTTCGTTGTAGTCAATGTTGTGTGCGCCAAAGGTAGCTTGTTGAGTGTTTTGTTGTAAGTTGTCAAAGATAAAATCATGGACATCTGATTTAAGTTCTCTAACTCTACCATCATAAGTAAAGAAAGAGTTTTCACTTATCCATGATAAAAAACCACCAGAAGATGTAATTGATCTTGGACTGATTGCTTTACAATTTACCCCAGCATCTTGTATGCCATAAACAAACGGACTGCCTGTGTAGTACAGCTTGTTTATACCTACATCGGTAAAAATAATAATATCGTTACCAAACTTAACTGCGTAATTTGCTTGACCGCCTGTAGCTATTTGTAAATCACCAGCAGTATTTCTAGCAGAAGATGTCCAAGTAGTATTATCTTCTCTATCAGACCAAGCTATCTTTCGAGGATCACCGCCAGAACCTATGGCTATCAAATGTCTTTCATTACTTACAATAACTGCTTGACACCCAGTTGGTGCGTTGGTTACTGCGGTAGCTATCGTATCTGGACTGCCACTACCAGCATCAGGTCGCCATTGATATATCTTGCCATCGCCTGCAAAACAAAATATTAAGTGTTCACCCCAGTTGGCAAATGAAAAACTTTTAGTGTCAAAGTTTATTCCAGAGGTGCTTCTAGCATCTCCCCAATCTTCTACGCCATAATGAAAAGCACCATAACCAGTTGAAGTAATAACATCATCGCCAATAAAACCAGAGGGCGTAATGTCATACCAAACATTATTATATAAAACATTTATTCCAGCTCTAGTACCAATAGCTAAGACTTCTTCACCATCATTGGTTTTATAAGAATACATACCTATTGGAACTGCTGGCTGAATAACTCTTGATGCAGCAGAAGTTGCAGCAGATGTACCAGTACCAGTTGTAGCGACAGTAAATGTCGTGGTTGAAGGTACAGTTGCTACTGTAAAAGTTGTATTGATTTGATTAGCAGTAATACCGCCTGTAGCTGCAAAATCTTCTAAAACAACTGTATCGCCAACAAGTAAGTTATGCACCACAGTTGTAGTTACAGTTATGTTTGCGCTTGATGATGCGGTTGTAACTGTACCGCTAAAAAATGTACCGACTGGATTTTGTCTAAAAAATGTCCAACCACCTAAAGGTTTTAGATAACCATTTTCAAAACGTACTAAATCACCATCAACAAAACGACCTTTGTTGGCATAGTCTGTGCCATTTTTTATTATTCCTGCTGGGGGTGTTATTTGTACTAAAGCCATGATGCTACTTCTAGCTCGCTCTGTACCACATATAAACTGTAAAGTGAGCTTGTGTTGTATCTACTGTATCAGAGCCACTACCGCTTACTGAAATAGTTGGACTGCTGGTTGGATTTGCCGTGTAATAATTTCCTGTATCTGGATCACCAGAAAAATTGTCTGCATTTCCAGAAGAATTAAAGCTACCACTTACTGCGCCTGTAAAAAAGTCAATGGTAGAGCCAGAGCCAGATCTAGTTCCATCGTACCATTGATGAACATGATTAGGCAAAGTTCCTGTAGAAGTTATTGATATTGAAACTGTTTTAGAAGAACTACCAGCATTTTGACCACCTGTGCCACTTGTTATGGCTTGTAAAACTCTACCTGATCCTATTGATACCCAAGTACCTATGCCAAATAAAGTTGCTGGATTGGTATTTACAGTTGCTACATAAACAGAACCAACAGGATAAATTTTACTAAAAATATCTGTACCACTAATACTTACTCCAGAGAAATTACCTGTACTGGCAGAATTAGCACCAATAGCTGTGCCATCTATTGCACCGCCATTTATATCTACTGAAGAAGAAGTTAAGGTACTAAAAGTACCTGGAGCTGCTGTGCTTGCACCAATCGT